TAAAGCTATCCATCTTCTTGTATGTTTAGTATGAGGATCTGTAACTTCCCTTGCTTTATCTGTTTGCTCTGCTGCAAATCCTGCTCGTTCCATAAGCATCTTTTGTTTTTCAGCTTCTGCTTGTCCTTTTTGAGCTACAATAGACATAACTCCACCTAGTACAGTAGAAGCTAACATTGATAAAAGCTCCATTGGTATCATCTTGATGGTGGCAACTGTTCTGCCCCTCCGTAAACATCTTGTGCTGACTTTGTGTCGCTTAAAGCAAAATCTGATAACATTTCTATTTGATCTAAATTTTCTCCTATAGAGTCTACTGTAGTAAATTTAATTACATTTCCTGCATTTTGCCCAAAACTTCCAAGTCTACTTAATCCTTTGTTGTTTATATTGTCAGCAAAGTCTTTTGTTGTATTAAACATCTCTGAGAAAAATTTACTAAAACCTCCTTTGCTATCCACTTTAGCAAACCTTCCTTTTCCAAATTTACCTGCAATAAATCTGTTGAACATCATCATAATTCCTATTCCAACTAAAGGTCCTCCTAAAAGACTACCTGCTGTTGCAGTACCTGCGATAGGTATTAATGAATTAAGAGACAAACCACTTGAGCTCGATAAAGCAAACCTTCTCATAAGAAATTTACTCAAGTTTGGATCAGGTTGAAAGCCATCTAAATATTTTGTAAATTTATCTAAATCTTTTATAGAAAAGTTTAAATTAGCTTCTTTTATCATAGATTTAGTTCTTTCTCTTATTTCTGTACTACCTTTATCAAAAGACAAACCAAGTCTCTTTCTAATTTCTTTAGATTCAAAAGCTCCCTTTTCTCTCAAACTTTTAAACATTGTGTCATCAAACATGTTTTCAAATTCATTCAAAACTAATCTTTTAAATTCTGGATTTACTTGTATAACCTTGCCTGTTTCATCAGTAACATTCATAATTCTACTTAAAGACTTTATTCCCTCTGCCCCATTACTATTCATGTAGTAATCGAGCATTTCAGCTCCATTCATTTCTACTTTACCTTTATAAGGTCTTCCTGAAATAGATATTCTTCCATCTTTAACTTTTAGTTTGTTTCCAACATTGTCAGGTTGTGCTGCTAATTTTTCTAACCTTACTGCATCATCAATATTGTCTATTCCTGCTTCTATGTAGTTTGCGTGATTGATAGCTCCTTTGTTGTTATTTAAAAATCTTTCTTTTAAAATATATTTTTCATCTGCATCTTTCCTAAGATTAAACAAAGCAGTTCCTGTTTCTTTGTCTTTTTTAGCAACAAGTTGTTTAATTATGTTTCTTATTTTTACAATATCAGATGATTTTAATTTATCTTCTGGGGTTACCCCTTGTCTTTCGTATGCTCCTATTCTGTTTTTTAAATTTCTTAGTCTTATATCAAGGTCTGCTAACTCTTGTGCTGATAGATTGTTTTTTGGCCCTATAATTTTTACTCCTGCTTTTAATCCTGTATAATACTCTTGTTGCCTTGTTACAGGAATTAAAGATTTTATATCATTTGGTAAGTCTTTAGAAAATTTTTTACTAGTCTCTCCTAGTGCTTCTTTTAGTGTATCGTTTAATTCTTTAGCTGCTTGTGCTAAAGAAATTCTTTCTCCTGTTTCTTCTAAAACAACTGTTTCGTATTTACCGAACTGTAATTTTTTACCTGTATTAGGATCTTTTGCTGCTCTTAAATCATCGTAAAATTTTGTATACAACTTATCAACCTCTGCTGCTTTTCTTGCTGCCTGATGCTGAACATTTCTTAAAATTGTCATAGGCATATCTTTTATAAACTGATCTGATACTTCTGGGTTTCTGACTATTTGATTTTTTTCTATTCTAAAAGCATTAGGATTAAAAAACCCACTTCTTTGTTTTATAGCATTTTTTTCTACTCCCTCTGTAGCAGATAAAAATAATTCTTTTAATGTGTTTTTGTATGCAATTTTAGAGTCTCTACCTATTATAGGCAAAACTCCTAAAGCATCAGAATATCCTCTTAGTGCTTCTCCAAAACTTCTAGCACCATAAACCATGTATCTTGTCGGATCTATGCCTTGATTTAATAAATCTTCTTCTAGTTCTTTTATAATTTCATCTTCTTGCCTAATCCTATCTTTAATAGATTGTTTTGAAGCATTAACCTTATCTGACGCTTTTATTTTTTTGTCTATTTTTTTTAAAACATCATCGGTTAAACGAGCTGATCCAGACTTTATTTTTTTTCCTAAAAATTTTGTTCCTTGTATTCCTTTATCAATAACTCCAGTTAATGCAGTATCAACCATAAAAGTATTTGCTATGTCTTGAGAAATTTGTTCTATAGGTTTTGTTTCTACACCAGGCATATATTTTTTTGTTAAATACAAGTTCATTGTATCAAAAATTCCTTGTCCTACTGCCCCACCTGAACCAACTGAAGCACTATATGTAAGAAAACCTTTTCTAGCCGATCCTATGCCACCTGCAATATTTCCTCCAATTCTGAATACATCTTCCATATAACCAGGCATATATCCTGGATATTCGTCTTCAGAGATAATTCCATACTCAACAGCTTTTTCTCTTATTTTTTTATAATATTGTTCATTTGTAATATCTCCTTTTTTAACAAGGGATGTTCCTTGTATTTTAAGAGTTTCAAAATCATCTGCTATGCTCTTTTCTATTCTTTGTCTGTCGTATGCTCTAAGTTCTTCTGACATAATATCCTCTTATTCATTTAAAAATTCATCTGCCGACATATCTAAACTTTCATCGTAACTAGGCGTATTACTTGTTCCAGAATAAATATTATCTTTAGCCCCAGTCAAAGGTTCTCCCATGTCTTTAGAAAACCCATAATCAATAGTATCTAGTCTTTTGATAATATATTCTGCGTTTTTTATGTTGTTTCTTATTTTCGATCTATCTACTTCTCTTTCAGCAAGTTTATATTCGTCTTTTAATGCTTGAACATCCGAAGCATATTTATCTCTTATTTCTCTATACTTTTCTCTTGCTTTAAAATCTGATACTCCATATTGTGGAACTTCAGTTTCTGATAGTTGAAAATAATAAACAGATGGTCTTCCTGTAACAGATTGTGCTTTAAATGTAAGTAGGTCGTTTCTTAGTCTGTCGAAGGTCGCCCTTGCTTGTCTTTGTTCGGGAAAGGCATCTATACCTAACTGCCCACCTAGTTCGCTTATTCCTGCTCCTGCCATGTCTACAACATTAAAAGCATTATGTAAATTCATGTCTGCATCTTCTTGATCTTTTGTATATTTAACTTCAGGAAACTTAAAAGCACCTGCTTCTCTTACTTTTCTTTCTTTTAGAACATCGAACTTTTCTTGAAGTTCTATTCTCTTTAACATATCGTCTATTTTATCGTTTCCTTGCGATTGTAATAGTTTTGTTGTTTCTGCTCCTGCTTGTAATCCTCTACTTAACTGAGATGCAAAATTTTCTCCAGGTTGTTTTGGTTTTAATAGTTCTAAACTTCCACGAAGTATTGCAGCATTAATTAGGTCTTTATTACTATAACTACCTGCTGAACCAGGAATAATTAAGTTTCCTAAAAGTCCTGTAAACCCACCAACTTGTTCGTTGTCTTTTTTCATATCATCGAAAATACTAGCCATTATAAAAGCCCTCCATAAAATCTATTCATGTCGGCCATTGGTATACTTAAACCTGGAATAGCTTGTTGTTGAACCATCGGTAACATTTGTGGTTGTTCATTAGATAGTAATCCCTGTAAAGCTGATATAGCCATCATAGGATTTACTGCACCTGCTGCTGCTGTTGTAGCTGACATTGGATCAACCATAGGATTTATTCCAAACTGTTGCTGAAACATTCCTGCTACTTCAGGAGACATGCTGTCTAGTAAAGTATTTCTTGGCGTTTGTGCCATTAAATATTCTTTTCCTGTTAAGTTTCCACCACCAAATAAACTTGATGGGTTAAAGTTAAATAAACTTCCAATCATCCTAATAGTCCTCCTAATACTGCACCACCAATAGCTCCACCTATTCCTGGCATAATCATGTTTCCAAGCATAGCTCCACTTGCTGCACCTGCTAATGCACCTGGTCCTTGTGTTCCTGGTCCTTGTGTTGTTATCGTACCTGGTAAAATACTACCTGCAACAATGTTTCCATATTGCTGTAGTGCTTGACCTGGTGCTGCTTGATTAAATGCAAATCTTTGCATAGCTTCTGTTATTGGTTGTTGTGCTCTTGCTGTTTCTGACGCACCAACCTGTGCGAGTGTTTGTGCAGGAAGTGAAAAAGAACTCATAATACTAGGAGACAATCCTAGTGTAGCTGCTTGTGTTCTTAGTACATCTCCATACACATCTCCATACAACCTAGATGCAACATCTGCTTGTTTCTGAGTCATATCTCTTATAACTTCTGATTCTAAAATAGCTTGTCTTGTGCCACCTAATTGACCTTTTCCTGTAGCAGACCTTCTTGCTTGTTGTAGTAATCTAGCACCACTTTCTTCTATAGGTCTTAGACTTGCTGCTAAAGACTGCTGTAGCATAGGATCTTGAAACCTTTGTGCAGGGCTCATTAATGCTTGTTGAAAACCAGGAACAATAGAACCTATGCCCAATGCACCTTGTGCTATTGCTGCTTGTTTTTGAGCTTGTTCTGCAGCTATAGTAGTATCACTAGGAGTTGCATAAGTCTGTCCAGGAAAGAACTGTTGTGGTCCTGCTTGGAATTGTGTTTGTGCCTGACTGTATAAATCACTCAAATAAGGTGCTTGTATTGCTGATGGCTCATTTCTTTGTACTTGTGTGCCACCACCTCCTCCACCTTTAAACTCTCGCAGACCTGTGGTTGGATTGATTGTGCCACTACCACCTGCTGATTTTAATAATTCTATCTCGTAAGAATTTACATGGGCAAGTTCAGTATCACCTTCTCTGCCATGTTTTGCGATAGATTTATATAGCTGTTTAAACAACCATATTTTTAATTTCATAATCATACTTTAAGCTCCTTAGTGTCTGGTTGTAAGTTCTTTGCCAAGAACTGTGTATGTTTGTTCATATCCGTAATGCTCCAGTTTTTTAATAAATCCTTTTCTACAAAATGTTTCTATTGCATGACAACCTTGAGATTCTGCCCATGTTTCTATAGATGATATTGTGTCAATCCAATCATCGAATCCGTTTCCACCTAAAGTAACAATTCTGCAAACTTTTTTTCTAGGGTGTATTACAATTTCTGTAGTTCCAACCCCTTTTATTTTGTTTTTTTCATTAAATATTACCCAAAGTTGCATCTTTGCTTCTTTACAAAGTTTGTAAATATCTTGAGTTTCCATTTCGCCTTGTCCTTTTTTATAAGCTAAATCTATAAAAGGCTCACACGCTTCCCATATCTCATCAATCTCTTGTGATGGTATGCCTGTTAGAAATGTTGTCATAATTTAGTGTAGTTACCTGCTGCGTTTACAAAGTATATGCCCTCACCTGCACTACCATGATTAAAGTCAGAGCCATCAGCGTAGACAATATCGCCTTGTTTCTTTCTTATAGGTTCTACATGTTTTACTTCTACAAAGGTTGTTGCGTTTTCTTGTAACGCACCTTGCAGTTTAGTCAGCTCCTCAAAGATATATCTAGGTAAATCTTCAGGGTTACTTGGTACTGGATTAGGGGTATATTTAGGGGCTTGTGCCATTATCTCTCTCCTATTACCTCATATTCTAAATCATATCCGTTCAGCTCAAAAGTGCTATCTTCTGTGTGTTGAAATCTTACTGCTATAAATTTACCTGTACTTCTACAATCTACTTTGTTTTGCGTATTAGGTGTAAATTCTTGACTAGGTGTAAATGTATATGTGCCGTTAGGACTCATAGAACTTCCTACCGATATAGTACATTTGCCGGTTCCTGCTATCTTAGGTGTAAGTTTTCTTACTTGTTTTACTGTGTTTGTGTTGCCATCTAAGGTTAATCCTTTTCTTTCTATAGTTGTGATGTAGTTTTCACCTGCAAACTGTTGCCCAAAATCTCCACGATACAGTTTAGTATCTGCTACCCCTGCCATAAGAATAGACCTTTCTGTTGGGTTATATTGCCTATCTCCCCATGTACCACTATAAGCTGTCCATGTAGCTGATTGTCCTGACCATACAACAGATGTTGCACCAGGATCTACAATTCCAGGACCAATGTAATAAATATTAGGCAAATCACGAAAAGTAAATGAGTTATTAACATAGTTATAAATTAGTGCTTTATTGCAATATTGTGAACCGATACTAGGATAACACACCCACATCTCAGATTGTTGAACATTGTGTGTGCAAAAAGTTAAGTTGTAGTAGGCATCATTAATATCATCAAATAGCTGTCTTTTAATCAAATCAGAAGCTACAGACTTTTTAGATACTCCATTGTGTACAATTAAATCACCTTGCGTTACCACAAAATGGTTTCCGTCAAATTCTGCTATACAGTTTCTTGTCAATACACCTGTATCGTTAAATAGTTTTTGGAAACTAAATACAAGGTTTCCCCCTATATAGTTAGCTAACCATGTAGAGTTTTCTTTGTATATAACAAATGATTGCTTGAGAGCCAAACCATCTACAATAAAATCTGATTCATCGCCAATGGTAACAGAACCTGCGTCATTAGTTGCTGACGCTGTCCATGAAGATGGTAGTGCAAAGTTTTCTGCTGCATCTCCCCATCTAACTTTGTTAGGAAGTTCTGTGCTACTTTCTGTAAGATTAAGTGCCATAAGATAGTTACCAAAGGCTTTTATGGTCTTACAAGTTGTACTTGATGGCCAGTTAGTTAAATCGCTAAAGTTACTTGCACCTGTTGTTGCTAATACTTGTGGATCATCTACTCCATTACATAAAATAGGTAAACCATTATAAATAGTTCCTGTCCAATTACCTATTGCTGTTAAGTTAGTCGAGTAATCTCCACCTGATGACCTTGTAAAGTCTGTGTGTGTTGAGCTACCACTTTGTCTATAAATCTTTGATGTACCTGCATAAAACCAATATACATTTGTGCCTGATGCCCAGTTAATAACAAAATATGGGGCAACTGTTGGTGTGCCGAATACCTGGTCATGTCCTTTAATTTTTTTAGCTGCATTATCTGCAAATCTAACATTAGATGCTTCTGAATAAAATTCAGGTGGCAATACAGTATTGTTTGTATCTTTTACTAGACCTTTAGGTGCAGGTGCTACAAATGTTGCCATTATGCAGTTCTTCTCCACATATATGCAACTATGTATGGGTTTAAAATACTGTGAGCTGAACCACTACCTGTATTGGAGGTATTAGGATTTGTATCAAAGTTCTCTCCAGGCAATCTGGAATTAGTTTGATGATGTTCAAAAGAAAATCCACTTCTTGAAATATGTCCTGTAATACTATGATTATGTGATGGTAATTCAGCTGTAGTAAGTGTATGAGTTTTAGCACCACCTGTTTCTTGTAATGCGTCAAAATCAGTATCTGATGCGTCATAACCAACCATCATTCTGCCTGAACCAAACGCTACCCATGTACCAAATCCCAATAAGGTTGCAGGGTTAGTTGTTACTGCTGCATTTATGTAAATACTTCCTACAGGATATGCACTTTCGATTGACGCTGTTAATGTACCTGTAATTGTAAGATTCCTAATACCAGTT